AACGTCCCGTTATCGCCGACCCAACACCCGCCGCATAGTACTCACCTCCTTGCTCGGTTTCCCATTTACCCGCGGCCTGTGAATCCTCTCTGAGTCTTGTATCAAACACTTGTTTATATTCAGGGGAGTCCATTAACGTCTTAGCCTTACGTCCAAAACGGATCGCGAGTTCTGTTGTGTGGGTCGTCTGTATAATTTTAAGATCAGGTTTACGTCCGACCATCCAAGAGGGGAGAAGGTAAGACGCAAATTCTGACTTAGTATGCCTAGGCGGCATATTAATAATTAATCTTTTTATTTTACCATTTGCCAGAAGGTTAAATTTTTCCGCAATTTTTTTATGATGCTTGCCTTCTATAAATTCAGGCCATACATGTTTTACAAAAGAAAGAAAATCCTCATGTACTTTTGATTTGGTTTTTTTCTCAGATAACTTTAATGCAAGTTTAAGGAATTGTTTTTTAACATCAGGTGGTAGCCTGTTTAGCTTTTCTTCATCCATAAAAATTTTTGTAATATTTTTTTGACACCTCTTTTATTCTCATTTGCTTTTTATACCATGTCTATCTCTAAATCCAACCCTAAAGAGAAAACTTTGGGACCCCTATCTAATTTAGGGAGGGTGGGCCCAGCGTTCGCAAGCCGAAACGCAAATCGGCTGGGACCCCTCGGGGTGGGTGGGCCCAAGGTTCTCGAGCTATGTAGTTTTTGCATAGGGGTATGGGATTATCCCATACCCCTGATCTAGTATTTTAGCTAACGATCTAACGTTATAACAGGATTGCTATATCACCTATATTTTTGCCTCCATTTAATTGCATCATCTTTTAATGCAAAGTATATCTGGTTCTCATTCCTCAATGTATGATTAACCCTGCCTAAGAATGTTTTAAGTTTAATTGTTTTAATCTTATTAAACTCAACATCATAGATATAGATTGCGCTATCAACCTTATCAGTCATTATGCAACCTCACTTGTTATCCATACTTTACCAACCGCGCATCTATAACCTTGCTGGTCAAGATCATAATAAGTTATATATCTAATATTATTCTCTTGATCTCTTTTGATTAAACACTTCTCATTCCATTGTGCACGTCTAGTTATTTGTCTAGTGTCTTTACCATTTTTTAACTTTGGTCTAGCTATGCCGTTATGTGTGTTAGGTCTATAAGTTATAATAAACTTTTGACCTATGTTTAGTTTATCTATCATTCTCACTCCTTTGTTATGGGACAATCTAACATAGATTGTCCCATAGTGTCAAGCGTTAATTTAACTGGCTTGTTTAAAGTTTGGAAGCGCCTGAACGTCAGTATTCCAAGTTAAGCCAATCTTTTTAGATACTTCATTTAAAGCTATTGCAAGAGTATCAGGGGTTCCACTTTCCATAACAACGTCAAGAGCTTTAGTCTTTAAGTCTTTAAGTTGTTTTAGTTTCATTCCTTCTGGTCTTCTTTCAATCTCACGCTGTGCAAGTTCGGAAGCCCACTCTCGCAGTTGATCTTGACAATCAGACAAAGTTAAATCATCTGAATATCTGCCTCGTTCTGTAAACTTATAATGAAGCTCTTGATCTTTTGGTTTCTTTTTTTCAAAAAATGTTTTTGCAGTTGCTCTCGCATCTTCTAACATTTTTTCTGCTTTAGCAAACTTCTCAATAATTGTATCTGCGCCAATTTTTTTAGACAGCTTTGATACAGCTTTGTCAGTTGCTTCGGTCTTGTATTGTTTAACCAATAATTCCTGCTCATCAATCATTGGGTTAAACTGCCTTTTTACCTTATCTCGAAAATGATCGAGTTGGTATTTAGTCATTGTTTTACTCATTCTCACTCCTTTGTTAAGTTATGGGATTTTCTACCATACCTCGGAAATTAAGTCAATCTTTTTTTATTTATTTTTAGGGAGGGTGGGCCCAAGGTCCACAAGCATAGATTGTAAATAAATTTATTTAATGGGTTGACATTTATTATATGGGATTATATAACAATAATATTAACAAAGGAGTAGAAGATATGTCAACAGAAACAATAAGACAAACAATAGACCAGATCAAAACAACAGACAGCATGAAAGCTGTTAAAGTTGCTTTTGATTTATCGGAAAGCAATCAAGATAGTATTACAAAAGTTATGCAAGTTGTTAGTACTATGGACAATAATATGAAGTTGTTAGCTACTAAAGTTTTAGAGCTAGAAAAAGACAAAGACATTTTATTTGAATTAATAAAAGGTCAGGAAAAAACTATACAAAGTTTAGAGGGTTATGCAAACAGAGAAATATAAAAAGCTATGAGTGATTATCCATTAAAAGATAGTGAATTTAATTATATAGATAATGAGTTATATTCTATTATTCAAAAAACTTTAGATGTTAATTATTCTATAAATGAAGATCCTAAATTGTTTAATTGGTATTGTGAGATTAGAAATAAATTATGTCAAGATATACATAATAAAAAAATAGAAGAGCTGGAGGCTTATGCAAATAGAGAAATATAAGAAGCTAGATGACTGGACTTGTCCGGTTTGTGAGCAAGAGACAAAACCGGACTGGTGGAGTTCTGATGGTTATAGCTGTCAGGATTGCGGACCGGTATTAGAGGAGGAGAAATATACAGAACCAGTCGAGATATAATCTCGACTGATCCCTGGTCTATTGACTGTCGTGACATAAACTACGACTAGAAGTGCTAGTTAATTCTCTCGTAGGTTACCGATACTAGCTAACGGCTGTACAGGGTTAATAGACCTGGGATCAGTAAAGTTGCAACTTTATTGGTTGGGAAATAGTGTAGGTACTGTGTGGGTAGCTGGTACTCCGGGATATCCTGAGACTCGCTTAAACTGACGGAGGCGGAACAGTCCACAATCACCTACTGATCCCTGGTCTAATAGTTAACGTGTTTGACCGGTCTATCGTAGTAGGTATCACAATAGAGATACCATTCATTAAGCCTACGCTCTGACTGTTAGACCTGGGATCAGTAATGAAGAAAGGGACGCCTGGGTAGTAATTACTGATCAGTGTCGTGACCAATCGCACTTACACTATTTGGTTGAGCCCGGCGGGAGCTCGTAGTCCCGTCAATTAGCGAGCGAGCGAGCAGGCGGGCGGGTGGGCCCAGAGTTTTCAAGCTTGACAAATAGATTATGGGATATTATAAGAGTATTAAAAGGAGTGAGAAGTTATGAAAATAAAAGAAGCAAAACAAATTACCGGATCACTGACTCGAACGTCTAAGATGCCGGGCCTATCTTATAGCCTGCCGGCGTGGGAGTGTAAGACCGGGAGCAAGTTAAGAAAAATTAAGGGCAGCGTTTGCGCCAGTTGTTACGCGTTGAAGGGTAACTATACAAGATACAAAGCAATTAAGGCTGCGCAATATGTAAGACTCGAAGCGCTCAAGGACCAGCGATGGATCGCGGCAATGGTTGCGCAAATCATAAGACAAAAATATTTTAGATGGCACGACGCCGGAGATATCCAGGACGCCGTCCATCTTCAAAAGATCTTCAGGGTCTGCGAGTTAACGCCAGAGACTCAACACTGGATGCCCACGCGCGAGGCTCAATTTTTAAAAGATATTGACCCGGCTACAGTTCCAAAAAATTTAATAATTCGTATGTCTTCTCACATGGTTGATCAACCCCCGGTCAAGTTTTGGCCTTGGACTTCAACCGTGATAAGCGGGCAGGGCGTCGCGTCCTGTCCGGCTCCCAAACAAAATAACAGCTGCGGCAGCTGTCGACAATGTTGGGATAGATCAATTGCTAATGTAAGTTATGGCAAGCATTAATTCCTGGTCCTATCATCTTGGGCTAAGCATCCGGCCGGTGTTATGCCGCGTATTAATTGGCGGTGCTCAATCTCTGGTAGGGCCTGGAATTAATTTAGAATGATTCTAATGTGGCATCATCCAAAATATTATGCGGAACTCAGAAAGATTCGATTAGAGCACGAGCGCAAGCGAGCGAGCGAGCAGGCGGACAGGCGGGCGGGTGGGCCCACGAGCAACAAGCAGAGAAAGGTTACGAGCGGTTCGCGAGCAAGCAAGCGTTGATGTGACCCCAGTCATCCGCGGCCAGCGGTGGCACTTCGCGGTGATCGGCTAGCAAGCCGAGGATCGAGGAAGATCCATAAAGTTTTATGGATCGAGGAGAGCCCTTAGGGCTTTGTCCAACCAAAATAAAATTACGCTTTGTCATAGTAGAATGGAACAGTATTTGATGTGGTGAAAAGTGTATTTTGTTGTCATGTACAAGCTTAAGCTCACACATGAAAAAACCGCAAGTATCGTGGTATCCCAACAGATCTGGTGTACCAAATGATGACCAAGACTCTAGTCTTGTCCACCTAATTTGCGGTGTGTTTTTCTTTAAAAGTTTCCAGAGGTCTGACTCTTTTTTCATCGTACGAAGCCTTGTGTATTTGTTTTAAAACTGTTGTCCAAGGATTAAGATCGTAATCTTTTGCACACCCTGAAACTAATACAAATATGCATATTAGAATGATTCTCATCTGATTGACTTGTACGCCAACTTACGATATAAGTCAAATACTATGGGAGTACCAGCCAAATTAACAGAACGACAAATAAAGTTTGCAGAGTTATTAGTATATAACGAAGGCAGAATTTCAGCATCTGAAGCAGCATATCAAGCAGGATATAAAACCCGTCCAAGACAAGCTGCATCAGAGTTAAGAAATCCAAAAAAATCTCCATTAGTAGTTAAATATATAGGTGAGTTAAGAGCAGAGGTCCAGGAGAAATACGGCATATCATTTGAAAGACACATTACTGAGCTTGCAAAAATTAGAGATGACGCTAGAGCCAAAGGTGCTTGGAGTGCAGCAACTAATGCAGAAGTAGCGAGAGGTAAGGCCGGTGGATTGTATGTAGATCAGAAATTAATTATGACTGGTAATATAGATAACTTATCAGAGCAAGAGTTAGAAGCTAGAATGAAAGATATCTTAAAAGATCACAAAGATATTATAGAAGGTACAGCAACAGACATAATCCAAGAAGAATCTGAGAAACCAGAAAATATAAAAAAATTAAATTAAACTTTTTTCCTTGAAACAGTAAGGATAGATTTAAATCTTTTTGGTTGTCGTATAGGTGCTTTAATTCCTTGTGAATCTGGTCCTTTAACTGGCGGTATTTCATTCCATTTAACATTAGGCATATTCTTGGTTAGGGTTGGATTCTTTTTCATACCTCGTAGGCTTCTATATGAGTGTAGCCATTTGCTTTAGCCCAGTGACATCGGTTGCCACCTTTAGGTACTTTGATGTAAGGTTTACACTTACCATTGTTTACCTTGGTAATGTGTATTGGATCATTCATACCATGTTGGTCAAATGAATCTTTTAAATAAGTTTTATATCTTTGCATAGTTCCATCCATGGTATCATAATTAAAATTATCTCTCAACTTAGCATTAGATAGATCAGATAGTGCTACAACAATAGGTGTAGTGCCTGGTTTAGGATTGTTAGCCTTTAGTATTTTCATATATTTATTTTTTCCATTTTAATTATACAACCTTTTGGAAAAACATTTCTATCAGAAAATAACTCATCACCTTCTTCGTAAGATGCAAAGGTCCAAACATTATGTTTATTTTTATGAAATACATACGCTTGAGTTACCATTGTACTAGGTTTAAACTTATGGAAGTCTTCAGCAGTGCTGTGCCCAGCATCACCCGTGATATCCAACCACGTGATTTTGTAGAAGTAATATTTTTTCTTTTTAATTTCTACGTGTCTGTACTTTGATTTCTTTCGGGATTTTGGCATAGGAATTTTTACTATAAGAGAAATTTTTAGGCAATTTTTTTATTTTTGAAAACAAAAATATTTTTCTGCCCCGAGTACATAGAAATGGCGTATAATGAACATTTGTGCCACGGTGTGCCACTGGAAAACAGAGCAATGGCACAGCTATTAGTCAACAATACCAACACTAATAAGCCAAAAACACCCTTTGTGCCACTGTGCCACCGACTTTTTTTTGATAGAAAAAAAAACTTATACCCCTAGAATTCTACTTATGTATGGCACAGACCAAAAACCCGCATAAAACTGCGCTTGTCTTGTTATTGCCACAATTAGTTTAGAATAATTATAAAGTACTCAGCCTGGTGGGACTTCCTTGGGAGTCACCCACAACTTTTCCCTAAGCGTCCAACTATTTCCTTTCGGATAAAGATGGTAGGTACTAAGAACCACTTCCGGTGTCTTGAGCCAGTAGGCCCTA